TCAGGTGAGGTTGGCGAGCAGCAGCGCGGGTGAGTGGTCGAAGGTGCCGACCTGCCGGACCCAAAGTGGGCCGGGCCCGTGCGCGGTTGTCAGGGCGGCGCGTTCGGACGTGGTGAGCGCGAGCGAGGGGGTCTCAATCTGCCAGACCGCATGGGGCGCATCGACCGGGCCGAAGCCGACAAGATAGGCCTCGCGCTCTTCGACCAGCGGCACTTCGACGCTGTCTTCCCAGCGATATTGCCCCCGCGCGCGGCGGGTCCAGCGGCAGGTCATGGTGCCATCGGCGGCGCTGTGCGCGCGCGGATGCACCGGGCACGGCGGACGGCGCGACAGGCCGGCATTGGCAAGCGGGGCGATCACCGGATCGGCATCCCCGGTTGACAGGGCCGCGACCCGCGAGGTCGCGAGCGGGGGCACCAGCACCGGATCGAGCGGCACGAGGCTGTCGTCGATCAGGATCGCTGCGGCCCCGGCGACATGGCCCAGCGCGGCCGCAGGCTCGGTGCCGCCGCGACCGCGCAGCAGTCCGGCGAGCCGCCAGCGCCCGCTGCCCAGCGAATCGGCGCGCAGGAACTGCACCAGCTCGCCCCCGATCAGCATGCGGTTCGCGCCCGCAGCAAGCCCGTCGCGGTCGGTGTCGGCAAGGTCGAGATCGTCGGCGACCAGCGCCACGATTGCCTCGGCACCGGGCTCGAACAGCATGGCGCTCGAGGCGGAAAGCGGCGTCTCGAGCGCGCCGGTCACCGCCCGCTGGCTGCCCGTCGTCCCGAGATCGACCAGCGCGGTGCCCTGCACGGCATAGAGTGCGGCCCCCCGCCACGCGCTGTTGGCGGCCGTGGCGGCGGCGAAAATCAGCGGCTGGGCGGGATTGGCACCCGCCTCGGGCGGCACCTCGAAGGCCGCAAGGCTGGTAGCCGGGATCGGCAGATCGGTCGGCGGCAGGCCTTCGCCCGGATCGCTGACGCGGGGAGCGGTGCCCGACGGAGCGAGCCGTTCAAGCTCAAGCGCGATACCGCGGTCGAGCCACTCCCAACTGCGCAGCAGCCAGAACCCAGGGGCAACCGGCAGCCGCACGATGCTGCCGGGGATCAGCCGCGGGTCGAGCTCGCCGATCCGCCAGGTGATGGTCTCGTGCTGCCAGCGCGCGCGGTTGGCGCTGTCGTTGGCGAGCTGGCGCGCGCCGCCAGCGGTCAGCGTGGCGGGCAGATCGATCATCAGCTCGCGCCCCGCCTGCCGGATGCCGCTCGCGCGTTGCACGCCGGTCTGGTAGTCGCGCTCCTCGTCGTAGTATCGCAGCGCGGCCGGGGTGCGTTCGGGGAGGCCCGCGCGTTGCCTGACGCGGTTCTCGTCACGCTCGCGGTCATCGCGGGCGAGCTGGGGGGGGAGCGTCATCACCTCGCCTTCGGGCAGGGCGCGGGTGGCGATGGTGAGGCCCTCGTGGCCCGAGGCGCAGACCAGCGGGATGACCTGATCGATCGCCGCCAGGGTCGATGCCAGCGAGCCGCCCTCGTCGGCAAAGCCGCGCGCCTGCGCCAGCGGGGGTTCGGCGGGCGGGAGCACCGCGGCGGGCACCAGCTGAGCGAGCGTGACCGTCTCATCCCCGCCATCGGCGAAGATCTCGAAGCTCATGGCCGGGATCCGGTTGCCGTAATCGCCCAGTTCGAGGTTCTCGAACACGACATAGGCACAATCGCGGAAAGCGGGTGCGCGCGGGCCCTTGGCGGCTGCGATCAGCGGGTCGATCGGATCATCGCCGAACCCGCGATAGAAGCGCAAGGTGCCGCCGACCTTCAGATCTTCCTGCGCGCCCCGTAGCAGGTTCCCGTCGGCCCAGATCCGCCCCAACCGGTCGATCGGCGTGCTCGACAGCGCGACCGCGAAAGAGGCGGAATAGGAATAGACGGTGGTCGAGGGCTGGCCCTTGCGGTTCTTCTGCTTCTGCTTGCTCTCGATCAGATCGGTCGACCAGATCACCGTCCCCGCAACCCGCATTCGCCCGAACTGGCGCGGGATCGGCTGGCCGTAGCTCGAGGTGCTGATGGTCAGATCCTTGAGCCGCGGCCCCTCGCGCCCCTTGGGGCCGAAGACACGCGCGTCGATCTGGTTGCCGATCAACCCGCCGATAGCGCCGCCAAGCGGGCCGCCGATTACGGTGCCGAGGGTGGTGAGGAGCAAGGTCGCCATGGGATCAGCTTTCGCAAGAGGGGGAGACGCGCCAGGCGGCCTCGATCCGCCCGGCGGGATCGCGCGGTTGGCGGACCACCCGCCGCAGGCCCGCATGGGCGTGGACGACATTTTCGGCGTCGAGCGCGATCACCAGATGGTGCTGCGCATAGCCGAGCGCGAGCAGCAGGATGTCGCCAGCGCAAACTGGCCCGTGCGCCGCGACAAGGCCCGATTGCGCGGCCATGGGGAGCCAGCCATCGATAGCGATGTTGCGCAGGCCGTAGCCGCGCGGGGGCACGGGCGCGCATCCGGCGGCGGTGAGGGCGGCATGGACGAGCCCGATGCAATCCAGCCCGGTTGCCGGGTCGCGCCCGTGCAGCCGGAACCGGCAGCCAACCAGGCCGAGCGCGGCATCCGCCACGGCTGCCCCACTCGCGCTCACGATTGGCCGTAGCGGGCGAGCAGGTCGTTGCCCGGCAAGAACGGCTCGCCGCGGAAATTGGCGGCATTGGCGAAGCGGTCCGAACAGGTGGCGATGGTGTGGTCACAGCCCTCGCGCAGTTCCGCAGGGGTGCCGGGCAGGGTGCCGTCGACCAGCGGGCGGTCGAGCATCAGCCAGTCACCGTCGGCATCGATGATCCCGAAGGCCACCCCGGTCTGCGGCCCCGCCAGGAAGCGCAGCCGCCCGTCGACATGCGTCTCGCCGCCCGCCCCGGGCCCGGCAAAGCGCACCCGGTTGCCCTCCAGATCGACCTCTGCGAGCACCTGCTGAGAGGTGAAGCGCGCCGCGGAAAGGCCGCAGCCCGGGCCGCAGAACGCGGCCCGGCAGGTGGGGGAAGTGCGCGGCACGAGATCCTGTTCGAGCAGGCTCTTGTTCGAGCGCAGCTCGGCGGAGAACTGCACCTCGTCGTCCTCGATCCGGCCGATCTGGCCGGTGTAGAGCGTGTGGTGCTCAAGGCTGGTCCAGTCGACCGCGCCGATCTCGATCGCGGCATCATCGAACAGCCCGGCGGCCAGTTCGCTCTCGCGGATCGAATCGTGGTTGAGCGCGCCCTGCACCTCGGCGCTGTCATTGGCGAGCTCGGCGGTGAGGCGGATCGCCGCCGGGATCATGCCCGGCGCGGCAAGGTGCCTGTGGCCGCCGAAGGTGAGGTCGCGGTCATGGCTGGTAAAGGCCAGCGCGCAGCCATCACGGCGGTAGATGCGCCAGAAGGTCGCCACCGTGTCGAGCTCGCGGTCGAAAAACACCCGCGGCATCAGGCGGTCTCCCGGATTTCGATCAGCGGCACCGAGGGTGCCTCCCCGGCGGTGAAATTGACCGCCGAGACATCAAGCCGATCCTCGGCAAAGCGCACCGGCACATCGAAGCGAAAGCCAGCGCGCACCTCGGCGCCGGCGGCCGGGGCGGCGGCGAGGCGCAGCATGCCTTTGTCGGCGAGCGTCCAGGCGGTGGTGGCAACGCCGCCCACGCTCACCACCAGCGTATCGGCACGCGGGCGGGTGATCGCGCGCACCTGCGGCTCGGTGCCGCTGCCGTAGCGCTTCACCAGCTGGAAATCCGACCGCAGCCCGTCACCGATCCCGAGCAGCTGGTCGAGCCGGGTAGGCGTGCCTGCCATCCCGTTGGTGCTGTTGTCGAACGGGTCCGTCAGCCGGAAGCCGCGCGCCGGGCCGCGCCGCGCGCGGAAGAAGGCGATGAGTTCGGCCAGCTCGGTTTCGGAGCGGATGCCGGGGCCGACATCGAAGTGCAGCCGCGCGTCCGACCACAGCGAATTGCGCCGTTCATGCCCCGACGCGGTGACCGCGATCGAAGTCGAGAACTCGGGCGCAACCGATGCGCTCCGCCCGAGCGCGAAGGGGTAGAGCACGTCGTCGAAGGCATCCATGGCTTGCTCCGATGGAGGGGGGAGGCGGGTGTAACCGTCGCGGCTCACCTGCGGCAGCGCCCAGACATAGCGGCGCGCGATGCCGCGGGTGGCGGCTTCATCGAGCCCGGCGTCGACGCGCGCCCAGAAGGCTTCCGCATCGGCGGGATCGAGAACAAAGCCGGAGAGGTAGTCTTGCGCCGCGGCCGGATAGCCGAGCCGCGTGTTGACAAAGGCGTAGGCCGAACGTCGCAGCGCGCCAGCCCCGGCCGTCAGCCAGTCGTAATCCTCCAGCTGGAGGCGATCATAATTGGGATAGGCCCAACCGACCGGCAGGTTGGCGAGATGGAGATCGGGCATGTTCGGGGCGAGGATCGTTGGCGTAAAGGCCAGCAGCATCACCTCCGACGGGCCCTGCGCCGCACTGCGCACAGCATTCCTCAACGCAGCGGTCGACTGCGCCAACAGCGCGCCCGCAACGTTGAGCAAGGACCGCGCCGCGCTGCTGAGCGGCACCGCGAGGTCCGGGATCACCACCGGGTTGCCGCCGAGCGCCGCCCTCGAGGCCGCATCGTAAAGGCAGATCTCGCGGGTGGCGGTGACCCACCACCACGGCTCGCCGATCTGGAAGCGCACTGGCTGCGCGGCTGCCTTCAGCAGCGCGACAAAGGCGCGCGCGACGCCTGCCAGCCAGGCTCTCGCCTGCGTGTTGGCAGGTGACAGCAGGCAGGACGGCGGGACCCAGCCTGTCAGGGCCGGTGCGCCGCTGGCGGTGCGCTGCTTCCAGGCCTCGGGGCAGTAGCTGTCGAACAGCTCATAGGATTCCGAGACAATGACTGTGAACCCGGCCGCCTTGGCCTGCGTGAAGAAATTGGCGTGCCACGCCGACGCAGGGGTGCACAGCGCGCCTGTCGGATCGGCCTTGAGCGTCAGGTCCGCTTCCCGCACGAGCCGCATGAAGTGGCTCATCCCGATATAGTGGACGATATCGTCGCGGTAACCGAGCCCGGTGATGACGCGCAGCAGGCGTGCGGGGGTCTGGTTGTAGGCATCGTCATAGGCGGTCGCCATGCGTTCGCCATGCGGCGGGACGAGCACGTCGCCGAGCGAAAGCATCGCCCGTGCGCCTTCGGCGCGGATGCCCGACAGGGTCAGCGAACCATTGAACCGCTGCGGCAGCGCCGCAGTGGTCCCGGCGACAAATCCGGGCGCAACGAGCGAGATGAACATGCGGTCGATGTCGCCCGCAAAGATCGGCTCGCCCGGCAGCCCGAAACCGCTCTGGAGCGTCGAGAACGGCAGGGTGATCTGCGCGTCGACCGGCGTGCCAACGGCATAGTTCCAGAGCCTGACATACCACACGCGCGGCTGGCCCGCCGCATCGCGCCCCTCGATCGTGAGCGTTGGACCATTGGGAAGGTCGAGTGCGATCACCCCGGTCGATTGCCAGCGGAAGCTGAGCGTCGTGTTGCGGTAGTCACGGTCGGTCGCATAGGCGAGCAGCGGGTGATCGAGCGTATCGGCGCTCTCCCAGATCAGTCCGACTATCTCGCCCGCATGGTGCAGTTCGCAATCGACCCTCAGTGCGTCGGGCGCGGTGGTGATGACCGAGGCCATGGCGGGGCGCGGGAAGTTGACAGTCCAGAAGCGCGGATCGAAGCGCTGGATGAACGTGCTTTCCTGCGCCGCGGCGGAGCGGGCGAGCCAGAATGCCATGGGCGTGTTCCTTGCTCAGGCCTGTTGCAGCGCGCGGCGCACGGCGCTCGCGATCTGGCGCGAGGAGCGCTGCATTGCTGTGGGGGCGGCCTGACCGCGCGGCACGGCGACCTGGATGGCCACGCGCACATCGCGGCCCGGCGCGGCCGCTGGGCCAGTCTCGATCCGGCCGGCGGCGGTCGGTACGAACACCTCTGGCCCGCGCTCTCCGACCACATAGGCGCGGCCCGGGGCGACCGGCCCGCCGGTGGCGCGGCCCGGCAGGCCAAACGCCGCGCTGAGCGTGCCGCTGAGCAAGCCCCCAAGCCCGCCGCCACCGCCTGCGCCGCCCACGCCCCCGAAAATGCTGCCGATCCCTGCCTGCAACGCATAGGCGGCGATCTCTGACAGGGCGGCGAAGGCGACGCGCTTCAAGTCGTCGAAGCCCAGGCTTCCGCGCCGCAGCGCGCTCAGCAACCCGCGTTCGAGCACCGCGCCCGCTCGGCCGAAACCGTCGGTCAGCGATCCGTCGAGCGAGCGGCGCATGGCTTCGACATCGCTCGCAAAACCATCGGTCTTGGCGCGCACGTCGATCACCAGTTCCTCGAAATTATTGTCCATCGGCGTCGCGCTCCATCATGCGGGCGATTGCCTCGCGGCTTGGCGGGGGAAGGGCGGAGAGTTCGTCGGCAGGGGTCAGCGCGGTCGCGAGTTCGGACGGGGTGGCGGCCCAGAATTCGGCCGGGCGCCAGCCGAGCGCCTGCGCGGCTAGGCCCGCCCAGCGCAGAGCGGCGTCGCCGAACCGGGCGGTCATGCCTCGCCCTGAAGCACCTGCGCGAGCACGGCGCGCACCGGCACCGTCGCGCCGACCAGCCCCATGCCCAGCACCGCCTCGCCCACCGCGACCCGTTCGGGGCGGTTTTCAGACGGCAGGCAGTGCCACAGCAGGGCGGTCATATCGGTGAGCGTCAACCCGCCCGCCGCCGCGCGCTCGACCAGGGCGAACAGCGAGCCGAGTTCGGCTTCCGCCAGCACGAGGTTCTCGAAGCTCGGACGCAGCACATAGGATGCGCCCGCGACCATAAGCGTGGCCTCGCCGCGCAAGGGGTTGGCGGGGCGCGTCATGCCGCCACCACCGGCCCGGAGCTTTCGAGCTGCATCGTGTAGCTGCGCTCGCCATTGAAATCGCCGGCATAGTCGAGCCGCTGGACCAGGAACTTGCCGCGCAGCTTCGCCCCGTCCTCGAAGGACAGCTCGTAATCATCGAGCGTCCCGTCGAGCGCGCGGCTGCGCACGGTGTTCTCGGCGGTGCTGCCGAGGAAGATCCCCGCCGCACTCACCGAAACCGAGCGCGTGCCCGCGCCCGACAGCAGATCGCGCCAGCCGCCCGATTGCTTGTGGGTGACGACCACCGTGTCGCCGTTGATCGACATCTGCGTGGTCCTGAGGCCTGCAATCGTCTGGTACACCGCAGGCGTGGCGCCGTTGGTGATCTTGAGCAGGAAGGCGGCGCCGGATTGTGCGGGCATGGGGGATTACTCCGTCAAAGGGGTTCGAAGATGCGGAAGCGGTATTCGAGCAGCGCCCCGCGCAGATTGTCGGCGCGTGCCTCGCTGCGCGAGCGCAGGAAGCGGATCGAGGCGAGCTCGAAGCCCGAATGGAACGGCGGCAGATCGAGCACGCGGCGTTCGATGGCGGCGAGCAGCGGGGCGTCCTCGGCCGCCGCATCGGTGCGACTTTCGAGCTCGAGCGCGATCCGCACCTCGCGCCCGGCGCGGTCCTTGGTGCCCCAATCGATCGACGCGCTGGCGGCGATCCCGAGCCACGGCGGCGTGACGGAGAGCGGGGCCTCCTCCTCGATCGCGTTGATCGCGGCTAGTGCCGGGTCGGCGCTGAGCCATGCGATCAGCGCGGCGCGCAGGTCATTTTCCATCGCGGCGCACTCCGGTGAAATCGGGCCACAGGGCGGTGGGCGAGTGCCAGTCGGTCGGCGCGCGGCCAGTGCGGCGGCGCGCGGCGGTACGGGTGGCGGCGAGCCGCATGACGCGGGCCCTCAGTCGCTGGACGAGCGCGGCGGACCGCGTGGCGAGCACGATCATGCCAGCCGCACCTCGCGCCACGGCCGCCACAACGCGGTGACGCTGGCGGGCGGGACGGTGGCCGACTTGCCCTCACGGTCGCGGAAATGGAACCCGGCGAGGCGGACGATGCCGTGGCGCAAGGGGGCGGGGAGCGCGTTCCAATCGGCCGCGATCCCGACCACCAGCTGCACCGCCAGGGCGCGGCCCTCGAACGGGCGCAGCAGCCGGATGCAGGCACTGGTCCCGATCCGCCATTCGAGCGCGTCGCCGCTCAGCGCAAGAGTGGTGCGAGCGCCGTCCTGCGCGATCACTGCGGCTGCGGTGATGGTCTGCACGGGGCGCGAGACCAGCTCCTGCCAGTCGCCGACCAGCGGGATCGTCTCCTCGACCGTCTGCCTTAGCGGGGCCTTGCCGGTGAAGGCCTCGCAGATGGCGAGACTGGTCGCGAGCAGCTGGTTCAGCGTTTCGTCTTCGTTGGGGCGGGTGATGCCGAGCCAGTGCTTGAGTTCCGCCAGCGCAGCATCGCCGGGCACCGGGGGCTGCACGATAGTCCGCTGCATCGCGGTTTCTCCCGATTGATGATCCACAAGGGTGCGCCCGCATCGCGGCTTTCAGGCGGGAGGAACGGCCTGAGGCGATGCGGGCGCGAGAAACCGGCAGCGGCGCGAAGGGGGACGCGCCGCTGCCGGGGAGCAAGGGGGCCTAGGCCTCGACCTTGAGCAGCTTGATCGCCGCCGTATCGAGCACCTTTCCGCCCAGCCGCTTGGTCGCGTAGAAATGCACGAAGGGCTTGTTGCTGAAGGGATCGCGCAGGATCCGCGTCGCGCTGCGCTCGGCGATCAGATAGCCATTGCGGAAGTTGCCGAAGGCGATCGGGAAGGCACCGCCGGCGACGTCGGGCATGTCCTCGGCCTCGATCACCGGATAGCCCAGCAGGCGGTTGGGCTGACCCTCGACCAGACCCGGCTGCCACACAAACGCACCGTCAGCGGTCTTGAGCTTGCGCACCGCAGCCAGCGTGGTCGAATTCATCACGAACACCGCGCCCTGGCGATGGCCCGGGCGCAGCGCATGAATGAGGTCGATCAGCCGGGTATCGAGCGCGGTGCCGAGCCCGGTGGCATTGCCTGTCCCGATATACTGCATCGTCCCGAAGGCGCGCACGCCGTCTTCGGCGGTCGATTTGGTGCCGTTGATGAAGCCTTCGGGCTGGTTGACGCCGGTGCCCTTGACGAAGGCCGCCCCTTCGGCGCGGGCGAATTCAGTCGCGATCTCGTTCGCCAGCCAGCTTTCGAGATCGAAGCCGACATCGTCGAGCATCGCCTGGCTCGCCGCCGGGTTGGCGTAAAGATCGCCGCTCGGCGGAGCGATTTCGGCGAACTGGGGCGTGCCGGTTTCGGGGCGCGGGGCGCTCTCGCTGACCCAGCCCGAGGCGACGTTGGTGGTGGCGACAAGCTTGCGATAGCCCGCCGTGCCGGTCTGCACGACCTGCGCGACCGAGCGGATCGGGCTCATCTTCAGGATGCGCGAGGCGATTGCCGCGTCGATCTGGCGCGGCACCGCGAAGCCGCCATCGGCCGGGTTGACCCCGTTCAGCGACTTCACCTCGGTCTCGCGGCCGAGCCGCAGGTAGCCGTCAACGAAGCTCTTCACTTCGGGCGCGTCGCTGGCGGGTGCGGCCCCGCCCATCGCCGGGCGGGTGGCGGCGCGGGCGACCTTGTCGAGGCGCGACTTCACCTCATCGACATCGCTGCGCAGCGCGGTGATCGCGGCGTCGGCCTGATCCTGGCGGGCGACGATGTCGAAGCTCGCGTCGAGCGGATCGGTGGCGGCGGCAGAGGTTACGGGGGTGGTCATGTTATCCATGGGGCAGAGGCCTTTCGGTTGGGCAGAAAAAAGGCCGCCCCAGTGGCGGCCGGTGGGAGAGCGAAGAGAGGCAGGCGCGATCAGTTAATCAGATGCACCCGCGCCATCGGATGCAGCGGGTGGGTGACGAGGCTGACTTCGAACAGTTCGACCTCGAGCAATTCCCGCCCCGCCGCCGATTGTCGCGCGGCACGGGTGCGAAAGCCGAAGCTGAGGCCGTTGACCTGTCCGGCCGCGAGCAGCTGCGCCGCGCGACTTGCCAGACGGTCGATGCGGGCGATCACACGCAGGCCGCGTGCGTCCTCGGCGGCGCTCTCGATGATGCCGATCGGCTGATCGGGGCGGTGCTGCCAGTAAAGCGGCAGCGGCGCGGCGCGCGCTGCCAGCGTGCGGGCAAAGGCCCCGCGGCGGATCGTGTCGCGGCCGGCATCGGCAATGTCGAACAGCGCGGCATAGCCGGCGAAGCGGATGGGGGAGGAGGCCGCCATCACAGCCGGTCCCACAGGCCGAAGCGCACCGCAAAGCCGATCAGCAACAGGGCCAAAGCCCCGCGGATCACCCAGTCGATGAAGGCCTTCCACGCGCTGGTCTTGGCATCGCGCCACGCCTGAAGCAGCTCGCGCAGCTCGACGAGATCGCCCTCCGCGCCCGAATCCCCGAGGCCCAGACGTTCAAGCGCGCGGTCGGTGGCAAGCATGCTTGCCTCCTCAATGATCGCGCGCAAAGTGACGAGACCCGCCCCTTCCTCACGCGCCTGCGCCATCAGGCTGGCAAGTATGTCTTCGCGGCTCATGGGGCATTCTCCTCTGCGGGCAGGCCCAGCATCTGGCGCTTTTCGGCGCGGCTCAGGAAATCGGCGTCCGAGACCTGCGACCACAGCCGCTCGCGGTCCTCCGACAG